CGCCCCCTGCTCACAAGCAATTTAGGATTGACCATCCAACCCGCAACACACTATGTCTGCAACGCCAATTATTCCTGTGCTCCAACAAAGTGGTGTGTTTGTGACCCAAGCTGTTGGGCTCATGTGGTCGTGCTCTATCGTTGTGTGGAGCGCGATCTTGTGTGGCATAACTTGGGTCCCGGTGGCTTACTTTGGCCCTTCCGTTTTGGCGTGGCTCGCCTCTTCGGTTTGGTTCGGAGTTAGCTACTTCTGCGGTTCGTTTGTCTGGGCTGTTGACAACCCCCGAGAGGCGCTTGGCGGCGTCTCGAAGGAAGTGCGTCAGCGTTACCATCGTCTCAGACAACACTTTCGCTTGCCCCAGACACTTGGTGAATGGACTCTGGTTCTGTCTGCCGTTTCAGCGGTGGCGGCACTGGTTTACCATTACCGCAAGCAACAGAAGAGACTTCTCGAGCATGACAATGGCCACAATCGTAGGGCCGTTCGTAAGCTCCGGGAGAAGCTCCAGAAGCGCAAGGCATCATTGCTTGCGACACTTGGATCTTTCTGTTTTCCTGGCATCAATTTCACCGAATGTGGTGCAGATCTCGCTGTCGTGGTCCGCGCCTTCCTCGACTCTGTCAAAGAGGCGGAGACTGCGATGCGATTCACTGCCCACGCGTCTGAGGCAATGTCTTTCGTCAGCGACATACTGGATGATGACCTCGGTGAGGATGTTGATATTCTCAAACCTGATGCCGATGATGACCGGGTCCCACCCGTCGTAGTCAACATCACGGTGCCTCCCCTTGGCTCTGTGGGCTCCCCGCCCGTCCAGGTTGATGACGTTTCCTCTTCAAGTTTCGAGCATGAGAGGGCTCTCCCTGAGTCCCCGTCTCCTGAAGGAGTGCCATTTTGGCGGCGCATGTGGCCCTGGTCAGACCGCATGTCTCCTCAGCTTGAACGAATCGAACGACTCCACAGTGCCGGCCGTTTGGCTGGCTCTCGCGAGTCCCGCTTCGGTCTTGGGTTCTTGAGTCGCCCCAGTCCTCCCTCAGCCCTCCGCAATTTCTTCCAGTCTTGCGTTGGCCTGTTGGAGTACCCTAAGAGCTGGCTTCTGAAGCTCTGGTACGGCGCGACACATCCAATCGTGGTCATCAGTGATGCGTGCGACTCCATCTCATATTGGTGGAATCGTCGTTCAGCAGCGACGCAGGTGGCCATTCTCGTTGCATCGGCCTTGGCTGTATATGGGATCTATGACTACTTTCGTGGCGATCGACTTCGCACTCTATTCAAACCGACGGGCGATTATTATCGCTATTTGGGAAAGAGATGGAGGGCCACGTTGAGCAAGGTTCAAAAGACCCCGGAAATGGCAGAGGCAGAAGGTCTCCTCCCGGTCGTGTATACTACGGCTGGCGGTGAGTCCTTCGAGGCGTATGTCGAAGCAGATGGTCTCCCTTCCAAGCGTAGTGGCAAGGTCGGAAAGCGGATTGCATACCGCAAGATGGCCGCCACACACCACGCGAAGGGAAATGACCCTGTGTACGTCTCCAAGCATGACAAGCAAAGTCGTGATGACAATGTCAACTGGCGTGGTAAGGATAAACCCCCGCGACGCCAGCAGACGAAAGAGGAAGAAGAGCATGAGTACCGCCATAAGCACGTTTTCGCGCCCAAGGATTTCTACATGACAAAGAAGAAGGCTGAAAGATTCCTTCCCGAGCATGTGCGTCAGGGCCACGCGGTCATGACACCCCTGGTGAGCTACGAGCTTCGCTGTGTTCATCGCTCCTCTCCCGATCCTCTCGTGCCCTTCAAACTCGACTCCTACGTGAATATCACATGTTTCGCCGATCGACTGTGTCCCCCTAGGCACGGCTTCAGCGGTTTCAAGCACGTTTTCATCAAGGTGAATGGGGTGGAATATCCCCTAGACATGAAGTGCACTGTCTTCAAGACTACTCCTGACCTCACCATGACCATGAAGCCCGTTGGGTGCAAGATCAAGAGCAATAAGGCTCACTTTCGCGCCCCTATCAAGGACGAGCTTCTTGTCCTGAACTTCATTGGTCGCACTGGCCCGCAGCAATGTGTTGGCAAGTGTGGTGAGACTCGCAACTTCGGCAAGAACGGAGAGATCGTTCTTACGGAGTTTGATGGCAGTTCCCTGTCCGGCGCCTGTGGCGCATTCTACAAGGCAGCATCTGATGGTGCTGTGGTGGGCGTCCACGGTGTTGGCAATTCTTCTGGATCTGTCAAACCTATGTTTTACCCTCTGAGTGTTGGTTTTGGTGAGGAGCTGAGCAAGATTGCACAGCAAACTCCCAGCACCGACCTGGTCGAAGATGTGAATTATCATGACCAGTTGGTTGAGTCCCTGAATTTTGACTTCGTGGCTAAGAAGCCTAAGTCCGGCTCTACCATGACTCTTGAGGAAGCGATCAAGGTGAATTTGTGTGAGACGTTCATCGCTAGTGGTGATGACCTCGCCCTTCTCAATGATTGTCTCTCTCCTGCAGTGAAGGCGAAACTTGTGAAGAATCGATTCCCCGGTGCAGGTATAACGCCCGCCGAGTGGGAGGAGATTGCTATCAAGGTTCGGGGTATCCCCAAGCCGTGGGCGGAAGCCGTCTCTGACCGCTGTATGCTCATGGCCCAGGTCGCCCGCAATCGCCAAGCTGAATGTGAGCTCCCTGTCTCTAGCATGATGGTTGGAGCTGCGCGTGTATCGGTTGATGATCTCGCTGACAGTGACTATGACTCTGACGTGGATTTGACCATCGGATGTGACAAGCTACCCAAGCTTAAGCCCGTCCCCACGTCGAACCGCTATGAGGCCCTGTCTGAGGAGAAGGAGTCTGAGTCTGATGACTCGGCCTCTGATGTGGATTCGGATTTTCAATAGCGGAGGCAACGCTCGAACAAATCTTGTCTCCGTATCCGCAGTCACTCGTTCGCATCCTCTCCGGCCCTGATCCATCAAAAGATCTAGGCGAGTTCTCCCGTCACATGGGCACAGTCTACCGTCCCTTCAAAGAGAAGACACCAGACTACCGTGATGATGAGGTGAAGGAGTTTCTTTTGCGACGTGGCGAGGATCCAACAACGTATGAAAACTACATGGTCGTCCCCAAGACCCTTGCGTTGGCCACGAAATCTATTCTCCGATACAACAAGCCGCCGGACCCTCTCGATCCCGAAGTCAAGCGCAAGTATAACATCGCGTTCGACTGGCTGGACCGACGGTTCACCCCCATTCTCTCAAACTCAGTTGTCTTTGATGGGCCAACAGCTATTGAGCTAATGCCCGTCAAGAAGTCACCAGGTTATCCCTGGTCCTTGGAGTATCAGTACAAGGAAGACTTTTATGGCACCCCTGAGGGTGAGGAATTTCTCGAGAAGTACTGGGAGTTGCTGGCAACTTCTGACTACATCCGCTCTCTCGCTTCCGTCTCAGTTAAGGAAGAAGTCCGCAGTACAGATAAGGTGATGAGGCAGGGCAAGGCGAGGACCGTAATGGCCTTTCCTGTGCCGCACTCTCGCGCATCTAAGCGACTTTTCCGTGATCAAAACCGCACGCTAATTACCCAACATGGTAAGCTAGGTTCTGAGGTCGGCATTGATCCATTCCACGGTGGATGGCATGAGTTAGTGGAAAGACACCTCAAGTTTACTGCGCGTCGCGCTGGTTCCGCTGCTATGGATGGTATCGAGTATGATGCTCGTTTCCGTTATTTCATCGGTAAGGCCATTGGCCGCCAGCGCTTCAAGTGGTTACGACGTGACTTCCGTACTCCCGAGAATCTTCAGCGTATTCGAAACCTTTACTATGACATTTTCCACGCCCCTATTGTTGGGGTGGACGGTGAAGTGCATTCTCGTGGCACCGGAAACGGTTCCGGTCAGGATAGCACCACCGAGGATAATGGTTTCAAGAACTTCTGTGATTTCGTCGTCATGTATCTTATTCTCGTTCCAGAAGAGTACCAAGACTACGACTCATTCACAGAGTTCGTCCTTCTTTCTTTCAATGGCGATGATATGAACTTTTCCGTCAAGGAGAAGATCCAACCGTGGTTTAACCCCAAGACCATTATGGCCGTCTCGAAGGCCATAGGTATGGAGTACACATGTGAGTTTGAAGATTACAGGCTCTTCACTGAACTTTCGTTCATCGGACACACGTCCGTGCTCACTAATATTCCCCGGTTCGGCCATGCCATGTGGCTGCCTATCATCGACTGTTCTCGTATGCGCAGTAGTATGTATATCTACAACGAGGACCACAACGTGTACACTTCAATCGTTCGTGCATGCGGTCTCCGCAACGAAACGTTTGCGTGCAAATCTTGTCGAGTGTGGTTCCAGGACCTCATTGACTTTCTGCGAATTCGGTACGGAACTTCCACCGATCCTGCAATTGTCGAGGCCTGGAAGTGCTATCTGTACGACTGGGAGCTCTGGGAGCTCTACTCTGGTCTCAAAGCGGAGGACGTACGTGTCCCGCATTCCGGGAAGGCCCTACCCCGCTTAAATACAAACGCACCCCCCCAGACCACAATGCCCTCGTCAAAGAAGAAGAAACACGTCTCTATTAAGAAAACTACCTCCTCGAAGAAGAAGGCAAGTTCGTCAAAGAAGAAGGCGCCCTACAAGAGGAACACTGTCCTTGATGGCGCTGCCATTTCTGCGTCAACTGCCATCGTCAAAGAGGCAGCGACTACTGTCAAACAGGATGCTGCCATTAGCGTCCGTAAAGACATTGAAGACGTTCGAGCCGCTCGGGCTTGGATAGCATCTCTCAAAGAGCCGAATAAGTATTCCCCTCCTTGTATCGGCAAGGGGTCCCTCATGGTCACCAATGT